AATTGCGCCCGTCCGGCCGCCACGTCCTCCGGTGTGGCCTGGGTCTCAACATCCGGCGCGCCGTAGACGGTGTCTGGCGACACGGTCCTGTTGACGCCGCCCGGCCCCACGGTCAGCGTGCCGGCCGGGTTGCCTGGGGTCGGCTGCTGCACCGTGACCGGAACATCCTGCCCGCCCACGTTCGTCTGCGTGGTCAGCCCCATCACGCGCTGCAGCCCCGACAGGTTCGTCAGCCCGACGCGAAACGCATTCTGCTGCCGCTCGGCCGGCGGCATAGCCAGCCACCGCGCCCGCTCCCGCTCGGCTGTGTCGCGAGGCACCCCATTGGCAATCAGGTTGTCGAATGATGCATTGACGTTTGCGTCGGAGGGGTTCTGGGCCACCGTCATCGCTGCCATGCCCAGCAGCGCCATATGCCCACCGGTGTTGTTGATCTGACCACCGCGCAGGCCGCTGGTGTCCTTCAGCGCGCTCATCATGCCCATTGCGGCGGCGGGCGTCCCGGCAGCGAGCCGCTGCGCCTTGGGGTAGTCTACATTGCCGTTCTCGTCGGTGGACTGCTGGAGGATCTGACCCCACGCATGCTGCGCCTGCTTATCGCGCAGTTGGTATTCATGCGTTGCCAGTTGCTGCCCGGTGTTGATCGCCGCCAGCGGGTTCACCAGCACCGGAGCCGGCAGGCTACCGCCCCCGCTGGCCCGCTCCAGAAGCGCGTTGATATCGTCGGCCATGGTGCCCGCCTAGCTGTTGATCGGGTCGGTGTAGCCCGTCGTCGTCGGCGTCAGCGCTGCAGTCCGGTCGGTGTATGCCTTGTATCCGAGGTAGTTGTTCAGCGAGCCGGTCAGCGCGTTGGTCGCGTTCATCGTGCCGGTTCCTTCCAGCAGCCCGGCCTTGGCGATGTTCTTGCCCGACTCGTTCGCCAGCGATGTGCCCTGCGTGCCAACCTGCGCCGCAGCGTTCGCACCGAGCGTCGCCAGCGCGTTCACCCGGTTGAACTGGTTGGTCAGGTTCCCCTGCTGCCCGGTGTTGAGCGCCAGGAAGTCCTCGAAGCGCTTCTGCCCGATATCGAATTGTGTTTTGTATGTGTTATCGGCCAGCCCGGTCACATACTGCCCGGCGCCCTTGATGCTTGCGCCCGATATCCCGAGGCCCCTCGCCGCCGCCGCGCCCTGCACAGCTTTTAAGCCTTGGTCGCGCGTCCACTGATAGCCGGGGGTCGCCTCCAGTTCCGCCTGCGTCATCCGCCCCGGCAGGTTGGCGTATGCCTCTTTGACATAGTCCTGCCCGCCGCCGGTCGGGCCACTCATCGCCAGCGCATTGAGCGGGGCCAGCGCATTGACCCCGGCCGTCCGGAACGGGTCCAGATCGCTCCTGGTGATCTGGTACATCATCGCCTGCTGCCGCGCCGCGTCCTTCGACGCGCCAGCCGCCTGCCCGCCGGCCATCATCGAACTGCCCGCGCCGATGACAGCCGAACCGATTGCTGCCCCTGCGATGATGCTAGGCATCTGCCCCTACCTTCCAGAGATACTCGCGCTGATACTCGACGGCGCCCAGCGCCTCGTAGAGCCGGCCGGCACGCGCGCCGCGTCCATGCATCGTGTGGTGCAGCCGCAGCACGCGGTAACCTTCCGCCGCCAGTGCGTCACGCGAGACGTGCAGTAGCCGCACGCCCAGCTTGTGCCGCGCATGCTCAGGCGACACGTAGAACGGCCCGTGCGCCATGGTCTGCGGCGCGTCCGCCTCCAGGTTCGTCTCGTGCGTCCAGCAGCAATACCCGGCGAGTTCGCCGTCCACACGCGCGGTGAAGACGCGCCAGATGCCCGCCTCAGCGAGTTGCAGCATCGCGTTACGGTTCAGCCGGAACACGCCCTCGATGCCCTCGGTGGCCTCGTCATGATGCACCGCCCCCATGCGCTCGCAGTCGTCCGCCACGTCGGTCCAGCGCTCTTCACCGATCAGCACGAACGGCCGATGCACCGCCAGGCGCTCCACCAGCTCCGCCTTCAATGCCTCGATCTGCGGGCGCCGCTCGGTCAGCCGCGCCAGCCGCTGCTCACGGTTGATCTGCACGTTGAGGCACGCCGCCTCGCGCCATGCCGGCCAGTCGAACGGCACGCCCAGTGCATACTCCTGCAGCACGGCGCAGGCCCTCGGGTCGTCCAGCACATCGAACGGCAGCGACAGCACGCCGTCCTGGCCAGCCAGAGCCTCCAGAGCAGCGTTGCGTCGCTGGAGATCACATAGTGGCGGTTCGTAGCCCGCCGCCTCCAGCGAGGCGCACACCGCCTCCAGGGGCCGATGCACGGTGATGATGCGACATGCGGGGATCGACCGGCGCAGGATGGGCCACACCTCGACGGCGCCCGTCTCGCATGTCCCGCGCCAGCCGCGCGCCACGTAGCCCAGCCACTGGTCGATCGTGTCCGCCTCGATCGCCAGGTCGTGCCCGACCGGCGCCTGCGCCACGGCCGACAGCCAGCGCGACAGCCATGCGGTGCGGCTACGTGGCAGCGCGAAGACCACGAACGGCGGCGGTGTCACCTCACAAATCGGCAGATGCGGTGAACGTACCGGCAAAGGCCGTAGCCCCGGTTGCTGTGGCGAAGCTATAGACCAGTATGACGTCCGATGCCCCTGAGACAGTGCCGCCGGAACAGTTGCTCTGTACGCTGAACGTCGGGGCGAACGTCGGTGCTGCTCGCATCGTTACCGCCAGCGGCACTATGTAGCCCATGGCATTCCCGGCAGACTGATACGCGTTCATCTGGAACTGGCCGAGCTGATAGAACCGCTGGCAGTTCGCCAGATCAACCTGCGGGTCCGGCTTCTCTAACGGCGTGGCAACGCTGCCGATCTCTAGCTGCACGCCCCAGAAGAAGAAGTTGCCAGATTGCACACCGATGTTACCCAGGCTTGCATTGCTCGTTGCCCCCGAAGACAACGCAAGGCGCAAATAGGTAACAGCGTCACCATTCGTGCCGAGTGTCTTTCCCGCAATCGATGGGACATTGAATGTCATCGTGTAGCGCGTGAACGTGCCTGTAGCGGTAATCGACTGGCTACCGAATGTCGTGGCAGAGGATGGACTGCCGCCAGTGCCAAATACCTGATACATAACGGCGCCAATCTTTGGTCCGCCACTTGCCACAGCAGCCCAGAAACTTACTGTTACCGTCTTGCCTGCAAGGCTGTGGACGCCTTCAATGCGCTGGTCGATGTATGTTGCATCGCCAGCAGCCGAACCGCCAGTCGTCACATTGATATTGAACAACCTGGCACAAGCATCGTCGCCTATCTGGGCACGATTGCCATCATTGGCTGGGCTTATTGCAAACGCACATACCCCGCCAGTGATGGCGACGAACCAGCGGTCTGGTCCATATCCGGTCGTAGTCCACGGTCCTGCACCACGCTGCGCCACGTTGAACAGCCCATTGTGCAGCAGGTTGCGCCCGACGTTGTTGAGCGATGGCGCGACCGCCGCGGCGACGAATGCCGTGGTGGCGATGCTGGTATCCGCGTCGCCGGGCGCTGGCGTCGGTGCGGTCGGGTTGCCGGTGAACGGGGGCGAGTCGATGGGTGCGTAGGCCGTGCCGCCGACAGCCCCGTCCACGTAGCTCTTGCTGACCGCCTGGCGTGGCAGCGTAGGCGTGGCCGCAGGCAGGATGATGCTGCCCGTCATCGTGCCGCCGGCCTTGGGCAGCATCTGGGCGTCCGCCTGTGCGCGGGCCGCAGCCTCGGCGCTGTCAGCCGCCTCCCGTGCCGTCCGCTCGGCAACCAGGCCAGTGGTCAGCACCAGGTCTGCCGCCTGTCGTGCCGCCTCCTCAGCGTCCAGGTCGGCCTGTAGCTGCGTGGTGTCGCTCGATGCCCCGGCAGCGCCTCCGGTGCGGATATAGAGTTGCGAGAAATACGCCCGCCAGACCGGCGTGATCTCGCCCGTCTCGTCAATCAGCGGGCCGGACGGAAACTGCGCCCGCAGTGATGGCGGCTGCGCCACGGCTCAGTAGCCGGTCGCCACGTAGGCGAACGCCACCGAGGGGGCCGGCGTGGGTGTTGGCGGCGAACCGCCACCCAGCGTCTGATACGCCGTGCCGCTGGCACCCGTGGTCGTCGGCAGCAGCGGGTATCCCGTCAGGTCCACCAGTTCGAGATAGTAGAGTTCGGGAAACGCCGACACGCCGTGGCCGGTGAGCGTCAGGCACTTGGTCGGGAACGGGGTCGAAAACGTCACGGTGAAAGTGCCGCTCGGGGTGCTGGTCACCATGCCAGAGCGGGTCTGCACCGGGCCGGTCACAGCGCCGCCGCCAAGGCCGGCGAGAGCAGCAGCGATGGCGGCGGTGACGAACGCCGTGGTGGCCAGCGAGGTGTCGTTGTCGCCGGGCGCTGCGGTTGGCGCCTGCGGATCACCTGTGAAGACAGGCGACAGCTTGGGCGCCAACAGCGCATCGGCAGCCGCGCGTGCTGCCGCCTCGTTGTTGATGTTGGTCTGCAGCGTGGTATCGGCCGCAGTCCGCGCTGACGCCTCTGCCGCAACCGCCGTAGCGATGAGGTCGGGAATGCCGAGCAAGTCCACGGCGTCAGTAATGGTGGGCGCTTCCACCACTCCTTCCATCGCAGCCGACACGATGGTGGTGGCGCCAATGTCGGCTACCAGATTACCGGCAGCATCACGGATGACGAGCCGGTACTCGCCGCTGCCGTACATGAGGGTCCGGCCAGCGGCGTCCATCACCACCGGGTTGGTCGCGAACGCCAGGCCGTCCGGGTCAATCCAGACTGCCTTTGGTGTGCTGGTGCCGGGGACGTATGTCTCGATGGAGCCGCCGGAATAAGGGTGCCCGTCAGCATCACTCCATTGCAGCAGGGGCGTGATTACAGGCGCGACCATTCAGATTGACCTTCCCATGAGTACGGAAGACATATAAGTAGGCATCTTACCCAGCAAGCGAGGCTCGTGCGGGATGAGGCGTCTCAAGATAGAAGTCGGCCAGCGCTTCGGCAGGTTGCGGGTGGTGCGCGAAACCGATCGCGCCATCTATTCATCAGGCCAAACTCACCGCATGTTCGTTGTCCTTTGCGACTGCAACCAAGAGTTATCCGTCTTGCTTGGAAGCCTTCGCTCAGGAAACACCGTCTCCTGCGGATGCTATTCGCGCGAGCTGACTGCCGCCCTTAAGCCTGGCACTCGTCATGGCATGAGCCACACGCCGACACATAAGTCGTGGCTTTCCATGCGAGAAAGGGCCGCCGGGAAGTCTGCGGACAAAGCGCGTAACTATCAGTCTCGTGGCATTACTATTTGCGAACGCTGGGCAACATTCGAGAACTTTCTGGCCGACATGGGCGAGAGACCCAGAGGGACAACGCTCGATCGCATAGACAATGATGGCAACTATGAACCGAGCAACTGTCGCTGGGCGGACGTTAAGACACAGGGCACCAACAGACGGACAACTCGGTTTGTGACGTTGAACGGCGAACAGTTAAGTATGACCCACGCGGCTGCAAAGCTTGGGTTCAACTACAAGACAATAACTGACTACGGAGCCAGACGCGGATGGACACTGCAGCAAGCTATTGACTACTACGCGTCCCGCTAAGTCGTGCCGCTTGCAATCCAGTTGTAGCCGAGCGGCGCGGGATGCACGGCCCAGTCAGCCAGCGGGATCGACGCCCAGATGGTGAAGCCGGTCGCCGTCGCATCGACCGCCAGGAAGAACGCAGGGAGCGCTGTGCCGCGCACCGTCGCCACGACGATCGGCGGTGCCCCGAAGGGCGTATCGAACGTCACGACCTGTGTCCCGGTGGCGTCCGTAGCGCCGCTGCCGGACTGCACCAGCGGCACACCGCCGGCGCCCTCGATCATGTCCTGCAGCTCGTCCTCGCGCGCGATGGCGCGGGCGATCTCAGCGTCGAGGTCGGTTCGCAGACCATCGGTCGTGGCCGTCAGGGCGGTATCAGCGGCGATCCTGGCCGTCTGCTCGGCGCTGTCGGCCGCCGCCCTGGCAGCCGCCTCAGCGGCGATCAGGTCGTCGATACCGAGCATGTCGATCGCATCGGTAATCGTCGGTGCCGCCACCACGGGTGCCATGGCCGCAGACACGATCGTTGTCGCCTCGATGTCCGCGACCAGGTTGCCGGCGGCGTCACGGATCACCAGCCGATATTCGCCGTCGCCATACATCAGGGTCCGGCCGGCGGCGTCCATCACCACCGGGTTAGTGGCGAACGCCAACTGATCCGCATCGACCCAGACGGCCTTGGGCGTGGACGTTCCCGGCAGGTACGTCTCGATGGAGCCGCCGGCCATAGGGTTGCCATCGGCGTCGGACCACTGCAGCAGCGGTGTAACTACAGGCACAGCCATGCGGGGTGTCCTAGCTCTGTGCGGGCGTGACTTCGATCCAGCAGCCCTGCAAGGCAGTCGGCATCGGCACCGACCATGACAGTTCGAAATTCCGGTCACGGCACATGCCGAGGCGCTGCCACGACAGGCTGCGACGGTATTCCCCGATCTCGCCGATGCTCTGCGACACGGGCGAACCGAAGCTGTGGCCCCTGTCGTCAGACCACCGCAGGCTCACCAGGTTCTGCGACAGGTCTTCCTCGGTGACGGCAACCACGTTGTCCATCGCCAGCCGCTCGGTCGGTGGCTCGGGCGGTTCAAACGCACACGGGTCACCATCACTCAGGATCGTTGTAGTACTGGTGAGCGTGCCACCGATCGAGCCGCGATTGATGAGGAAGTCCGTCTCTGGCGCACCAGCCGGCAGCGTCTGGAACAGCGTCGGCGGCGCCCCGAACGGCCCCGCGCCCGCCGGCCCCAGGTCAACCGCCGTCCCGTCTGCATTGATGAACTTGCGCCGGTTCGCGATGACGGTCAGATCGACAAAGCTGGCGCGTTGGCTGAACCACAGGTCGGATACGTAGGTGTCGCCGTGGGTCATCACCTCCTGCAGCGTCACACTGCTGGCAAACGGAACGCCGGCACTGATCGCAGCGATCGGACCCACGCTACTGGCAGGCTCCAGCACAAGCGGCTCGTCGTTCAGGTAAACCTGCAGCGCGCCGCCGACGATATCGACGCTGATCAGCATATGCGTCCGACAGGCAGGCCACGCTGCTGGCGCCAGTGCCACCCTCTGGAAGCCTGTCTCCGATGGGCTGTGCCCGAAGACTGCAGCTATGACGTTGTTGAAGTTATCGACGCCGACGCCGATTTCCCACCATCTCGATGGATCGACGTTAGCGTCTGCGATCTCGATGTTGAACGTGTGGCGCTGTCCAGGCGGCACGTTCTCAAAACTTGGATCATGCAGCCACACTGAAAGCAGGCAGCCGGTCACATTGCCGCTGAACACGGGGCCGGGGGCGCGTTGAAGCCTGCCATTGCGGACGAGCAGCGGGTTGAGTGTGTGCGCCATCAGGGCCACACGCCCCCGATCACGATCAGCCCGGCGCCGGCATAGGTGGCGTCGTTGAACTGCGCCGCGATCGTCCCCGGCTCGGTGTGCCAGGTGCCGTCGTCGCGCAGCCACAGCCCGTCCTGGGTGCGTTGCGCCCGTGCGGTGACGATCTGCCCGCGCATCGTGAGCCACACGGTGTAGGTGCCGCTGGTGAGCGTGCCCATGGGCACAACCGGGGACGAACCACCCCCGCCCGCGAGCGACAGCGAATACTGCATGCCATCGGCCGTAACTTTCACCCGATAGCCGGTATTGATCGTGACGGCCCGCCCGATAGCCCAGAGCGATGTGCCGGACACCACGCTGTCGTAGGACGGCGGCACGACGCTGAACCGCACCGAGTAGTTGGGCGTGGTGGGTGCGGCATAGCTACGATACATCGCTTCGCCGCCGGTCCCGACCACCGCATTGCCCACGATCTCGGCGTTGGCCTCGCCGTCCACTGCCGCCCAGCCGCCGCCCACGTCGGACACATACGATGTCAGGTTAGTGCCATCGGCCGCGCTGAACCGGGCATCGAGGAGCGTCGCCGCGCCGAGGTTCACATGCGTGCTGGTGCCGGTTTCCATGTCGGCGATAAACTGCCGGTAGAACACCCGCTTGCCGTCGTTGACGATGTGCGGGAACGAGCGCAGACGCTTAATCGGCTGGCCGTTGTCGGTATATACGTCGCGCCGCAGTTCGTAGAGGTTGCCGTTCTGCCAGTCGCCGATCACCAGCGTGCTGTTGACCGGCCAAAAGGCGTTCGCGCGGTGCCGATGTTCGTTGCCGTTCGTGTCGATCCACAGCCACTCGTGCCAGAGGCCGGTCGTGATGTCGAAGCTCCACGTCTTATCGGCGTGCGGGAAGGTCAGGACATAGAACGTATGCCCGCCGATCTGGTAGCAGAACCCGATCGCATCATCGATGCGCGTGTAACCGCCGATCTCGGCCTCGATGGCGTAGGTGCTGACGCGCTTGGTCTGATAGCCGGCGCCGTGGATGATAAAGCCCTGACCCTGCCGGTCGCGCGTCAACCAGAAGACGCCGTTGTCGTAGTTGGCGACGCTGTATTTCGCGGCGATGCCATGGTCGATGAAGACCGACTGCACCTGCGCGAACTGCGACGATCCGGCGCCGATATCGGTCGGGCCGGCATCATACCAGACTTCCGATGTACGCTCGCCGAGCAGCCATATCTCACGCTTGGCCACGATCAACGTCACCAGCAGGTCGCTGTAGCTCTGCTTGTTGGCGAAATCGAGCGCGTCGAATGTCAGTGCCAGCGGTCCGCTCCAGTAGAACTGCGGCGTGGCTGGCTTGTTGAGCACGAAGAATGTGTCGAGGTAGTCGACGCGGGTGGCGCCGCTGAACATGCCGCCAGCGTCCACAATGGGTGCGAACGTGTTGCCCGCCAGGTTGACCACCCAGCCGCTCGCGGTGCCGTCCACGATGATCATGTCCAGCCCGTTGTCGGCCATGCTCACGGGCGTGCGCAGCCCCGGCGTGATGCTGCCGAGCAGCGTGCCAGTCCAGTTGGCGACGTTGACGGAATACACGCTATCGCCCGACACGACGTAAACGCCGCCGGTCGTGCATTGGCGGATGCCCCTGATGGGTCCGGTGCCGATGGTGGCGAGTAGCTTGGTCCCTGGCGTGGGGTAATGTGCCGCCGGCATCGGCTCGCCCTGCGCCTCGGGCACGGGTTCGCTAAATAAATTCAGACTCCTTTGCGCTGCCGCGACAACGGAATGTGCTGTGTACGCGCCGCCAGTGAGCGCGAGCTTCGGCATCAGGCGATCACCATCACGCGCACGTTGTCGGTGCCGACGGCAACAACAACCAGCGGCGGGAAGCCAGAGGTATAGCCCGCCGGCACTACGCCGCTGAATGCGCTGTCGCCAAAGTTGGCGGTGACACTGTTCGCCGTCGTGACCGATGCGAAATAGGGATAGACCGAGGTGCCAGCACCACCGATGGCGCTGATGTTCACGCCACCCACGCCTGTGGCTGGGCTATAGGTCGCATTGTTGTTCCAATTACCCGCCGGGGCGACGCGGAACCAGATCAGTTTGGCCGTGAAATCCACCGCAACGCCGATGATGTTACCATTGGCCCTTGTGCCCAGACTGACGCCGGAGCTGACACCGTGACAGACCACCTGCCCAGCAGCGTTGACTGATGCCACGCCTAGCGACGACGCCGTGCTGAACCCCGCCGCCAGAGTGGCAACGCCACAACAGGTGGCGCCAGCCCATGTCGTCATGGTGTATTCAAAGTAGAATTTGCCGGCCGTCTGACGATCGACGCCACGAACGCCTGTGCTCAGACCGCCGGTCGCGATGAGATTGCCGCCGGTTAGCGTGATGCCGGCGCTCTTGTCCGCAGGGTTCCATGTGGTGTTCGCCACCGCTACGTCCTCGCCGCCAGAATGGTGATACCGCAGTCCGCGAGCGTTGCGTCCTGCACTGCCGGCGCCACCAGTTGCAGTGTGTCACCGACCGCCAGAGAACCGCCTGCACCCGCCAGCGTCGCCGAGGTGTTGGTGACCGAGGTCACGGTGACGGTCCCTAGCGACGTGGTGGAGCCGCCGCTGATCTTGTTGAGCGCGAAGATGGCATTCGATGTCGTCTTGGTGCTGTCGTAGACCGTGGCGCCAGCGAGCGCTGCCGGCACGGTCAGCGCCATGCTGATTGGCACGTTGACGATGGCACCCGCGCTCGGCTTGCCGCTGAACGAGAAGCTGATCGGCACGGACTGCACTGACGCTGGCAACTGTGCGAACGTCGCCACCCCCGTGACCACCGAGAACGCCACAGGCGGCGCGGTCAGCGTGGCAATGCCGGCCGTGGTCACCCGGCCCTTGGCATCGACAGCCAGCACCGGGACGTGCGTCGCGTCGCCGTAGGTGCCCGCCACGACCCCCGTGGTGGCCATGGTGGGGTCGGGGTAGCTGCCGGCGAGGTCGCCGCCTGCGGGGCCTGTAGGCGCCCCACCGCCGCCCCCGCCCGTGGCCACCAGCGTCCCGCCAGCAGCACTCAGCCCGGTGCCGATCGCGCTGACCGCCGGACCATTCCACGCGACCTGTAGCGTGCCAGCGGTGGTGATCGGCCCGCCGCTGATGCCGCTGCCGGAGGTGGCGATGGACGTGACGCTGCCGGATGATGGCCCAGGCGGGCCTGGAGGCCCCGCAGAGCCGGCCGCGCCCGCTGGACCTGCTGGGCCTGCCAGATTGGCTACCGCCACGTAGACGCCGCTCTGGCGCTCGTAGACGGCGCCCGTCGTGGTATCCAGCCACTGGTCACCGTCCTTGCCGGTCGCATCGACAGGAGGGCCGGCGATCGACCGCCACTGATTGGATCGGCCGTCTGCCAGCGCCTGGTTGAGCGCCGCAGCCGACAGCCGATCACCTGGCTCGAAAGGATATATCTCGTCAGTCATGTCAGGACGCAATCGCCTCCCACGATCCAGGCACGATCGATGCCGCGACCCACGAACGACGACACGTCACCCGAGCCGCCGAAGCTCGGCATCCGCAGCGTCGCAATCTGGGTGTTCGCCATCTGCACGACGTTGACCGCCTGGCGCATCGCCGCGACATGATCAGGCCTCGCCGGTAGCCCATAGATCATCTGCAGCCGCACGCAGAGCGACCACAGCAGCGCCTCGAGGTATTCGTCTGGCAGCCCCAGCGGGTCGGTGAGCGTGGTATAAACCGGCAGCGACGCCTTCACGACGAGGAACATCTCGTAGTTCGCACCGGCTGGCGCCACCGGGTAGAAATACACCCGCCCCTGCGGCCATGCGGTATCGAGGAACACAGCGGACGGCAGCGACTGCAGGTCTTTGATGCCGATGGTGGCCCAGTCCTCTTTCGCCTCGATGATCGTCAGCGGGATGTCCACCGGGTTCTGGCCGGACTGCGGGTTGATGCGCGCCCAGGCGGCGTGGATTTTATCGGGCCGCGGCGTGTTGAAGTCGGCGCCGGCACCGATGGTGTAGTAGTCCGCGCCCGTGCTGACGACCGATAGTTCCTGCTCGTTCCACACCAGCCAGCGCTTGCGCTGCCACTGCGCGACGAGCATCCGCAGCATGTCGAGGCAGGTATTGCTGTCGTCCGCCAGCGGCGTCTGCCCGACCCCGTTGATACCGGAGGCGCGCAGCACAAACGATATGAGATCGCCCGTCGTCTCGATCATCGCTGGTTCCTAGGGGAAAGTGCCGCCGAACTGCCGGGAGAGCGCTCGGCGGCCACACGCTGGTTACACAGGGGAGGAAGCCCCGTCCCGGCAGAGAAGGCTAGTCGATGTGCGCCCAGAGGCGACGCTGCTTGACGGCATAGATCAGAGAAACTGACACGCCATGCCGTTTCGCGAGGATTTTGGCTGTCGTTGATGATGCGCGGATTTTCCGCACGATTGCCTCAGTGATTTTCGCACTGTGGTTTTTAGCGCCCGCCAGGCCCCTCTTACGATCGCGGCCCTTATTGATCATATCATCGACATTCGCTTGCTGGGTGCCACAAAACAAATGCCTGGGATTGACGCATGCCCGGTTGTCGCAGTGATGCAAGACAAATTGGCCTGCCGGAATAGGCCCCCGATGCTGTTCATAGGCATAGCGGTGCGCGAGTACCGATTGTTTAGGTAAGGGATGAAACATCCCGTAGCCGGTGTTGATTTTCCCTCCGGTCCATTCCCAGCAGGCTTTCGACCCCAGCCCTTTCTCGACATAGGCTTTGAACCGCTCTTGTGCCGGCATCCCTTTATGATAGCGCCGCTCCTGATGAAGCGGGTCACCATGCCGCCGCCATTGTGTGTAGTGCCGCAGGCAATAGCCGTGCCCATGCAGCACAACCACCTCGCACCCATCGACCATGCAAACCATGCTCCCTCCCCTTCCAAGGAAGGGGCATGATAAGCACTCCCGTTGCAAACAGCAAACTTATGCGCTAGTTTGCACAGAGCCGACACGCGAGTTCGGGCCTTATCGCGGCCATGCCAAAGAGCACATCTATGCGGATAGGCATAGTATCATCACTGATAGAATATTGACGCACTGCCCTCATACTGATACCGTCTTTCACGATGCGCGATGCCATATCAACACCACCCGGCATGACAAGATCGGCAGTCGCGAAGGTAAAAGCGTCTGGATGGAAGGCTAGACTTAGCCCCGTTGCCACGCTGGCCGTGTTGGCGAACGTAATCGGCGCGTTGTTCGCTGGCGACGCGCTGACGTTCTGCGTCGGCCCCGAGGTGACGATAGCCGGCGCGATGCTCATGTTGCCCGCGCCGCCGGCGTAGTTCGCCGTCAGGACGAACTGCTGCAGGACGCCGGTGTTCACCTTGGTTTCCGGGTGGACCCGGTTGACACCCGTGATAGTGAACACGTCGCCTGCGTTGCCCGCGCCAGTGCCGGTGATGACGGCAAGGGTGCTGCCGGTCTGCGAAGCCGGCGACACGAGGTAGCCGGCCTCGGCGCCGCGCGTCTGGGTAGTCAGGTGGGTGTTCTCCGCCCACTCGAACCCACCGGACAGGCCCATGACACCGTCCGTGTATTGCGTGCGGATTTCCGTGGTGCTGTGGAACAGCCCCTTGAGGGCGTCCACCATGTCCACGTTGTCCTGGGTGTTGATGCGCAGCAGCCACTGCTTTGACTGCGGCGTCAGATTGTCGAGCATCAGCTTGCGGGCCTGCAGCACGGTCTTGAACGGCATGGCGGCACCGGCCGTGCCGACCTGGTTCCAGACGGCCTTCCACCACACGTCGAGGGCGGTCGCCTCCAGTTTCGCCGCCAGCACGGCCATCGCCGGTTCGATGTAACGGGCCGAGAAGTCGTCAATGCTCAGCGTGAGTTCGGCGGACGAGAACGTGAAATCGACGTGGTATTGGTTGGTGATCGCCAGCGACACCGAGGTTTCGACCACGTTCTGCAGCGACAATGCCGGGGTGGTGGAGACGGTGAACTGCACCGGCTTGCGGATGCGGAGCGTGCTGCCGATCTTAGCGCCGCTGTTGGCGAAGCTGTCATCGTACTGCCGGTTAACGGCGCCGATGATGTTGCACTTTTGGTGGAGGATAACCAACGCTTTCGCGGTTATCATGTCGATTGTAAGAAGCGTGTTGGGCATGCTAACGGCCCCTCTCTAACAACGGAGGATTGCGGAAGGGCGCTTCCTTTCAGGGCGCCCGGCGATTTCCGTTGTCGCAGTGAGAAAAGCCGCGCAGACACACGGGTCTAAGCACGATGCGCGGTATAACCGATCCGCTACCGGTGCGAGCACGATGCGCGGTGTTGACCTATCCGCTACAGGTGTCTTATGAACACGACATGAAGACTTTTCATGTGTATGCCATCATCAATTCAGTGACCCAGGATGCCTACGTCGGATGCACGTCACACATCACGCACCGGTCGTGGCAGCACATGGATCAACTGAGAAACCGCACACATCCCAGCCCTGCTTTGCAGACGGCATGGGATGAACACGGGCCGGCATCCTTCCAGTTCACCGTTCTGTTGGTGTTGGAAGGCGTCAAACCCAGCAAGGCACGCCAGGTTGAACTGGTCTGGATCGAGAAATTCGGCACCTACAACGAGGTCGGCGCCAATGGTGGCAAGGCCGTCTGGTCCGATGCCCTGCGTCAGAACATGAGCGAGCACACAAAGCGACGATGGGCTGACCCTGAATTACGCAAACCGCTTCTGAAGGGGTTGGAGCAAGGTAACGGCTTCGTCAAAGGCATGAAGCCAAACCGATCCAGGAAGGGTGACGCCCAACATGCAGCCCACATGCGGGAGGTCTGGGCCGATCCTGAACGACGCATCAAACTAGAAGCCCGACGCGCGGCACGTTGGAATGACCCAGAGGCTCGGGCACGACAGGCCGAGAAGATGCGGGCGTATCACGCCGCAAGACGGGCCGGATTGGACTAATTACCGCCGCCGCTCCAGCGCCTGCTTGGCGTAGAACTCGGCCAAGGCTGGGCCGCTTGCGGTGTATTCGTTGAATGTGGGCGAGGCCCTGCCCGTCACGGGGCGGATCGG